ATCCCAGTTTCCAGTAAGAGTTTCACCATCAACATCTTTTACTCTTTTTAATCCACTATCATCGCCACTATATACATCATAGGTTATTGAGGATGCACTTCCATAGGTTAGTGTACCACCATTAGTAATAATAATCTTTAAGCGATCCCAAGAATATGGTCTGCCTTTAACATCCAGAATCCTTCCAGTAGTATTAGCATTTAAACTTATTTCCCTAACAATTCCAGCTTGTTTCTGTGATGTTTCATCTTGTTCCAAAACATACTCACCTCTCCTAACTTTATCCAGATCACCAGTACCTTCATCATTAGTTACTCTGGCTTTTAGTTCATTAGCCTTTGCTAGATCATAAGGTGCGATTAAATAATAACAGGCTAAAGCTGCTGTATTAATTACAATAATCTCTGGAAAGGCATTAGCCATCGCTGAATCTTTTTGCTTGTAGATAGGAACGCCAACCATGGAGCGTACCATATCACTCGCTCTTTTTATTGCATTAGATATATGTGTACTGAAGTCACTACCACTTTCTACGATAGAAGAATTTAATGTGTTTGCTGATCCACCTTGCTGATATAGCTCAAGGAGATCAGTTGCAGCAGTATATCGGTACTCATCGTTAGAATTAGGTGCATCAGATACCAATGTCATCTCTTCACCATCTAGAAATAGCTGATCTATTGTTCCAGAATCATATAAATTAAATAGATGAGATGTTCCAGAGGCTACCCAGTTTGATGATAGTATCCTTTTAGAATCATACTGATCTACTTCTGGTACAATAAACCTTAAATCATCTGCTTCACAATATTGAAATTCACTCATGCTTCATATCCCTCAAATTCTATAATCTCTAATTGACTACAATTTTTTAACAATGCTAATATTTCTGCCACTTCACCCATAGTTCTACCAGACATATCAACAAGATCAATAATGTTTATATCTCTAGCCTGTTGAATAGCTTTATTTATAGAGATAAAATCATTTGATGCATCTACTTCATTCTCTAAAGCTTTATGAAATTTATTTTTCATTTTCTCTTCCTTGGTTTATATGGACATTTTTTCATCTGGTCGATTCTATTATCACCTTTAGCTATACCACAATAAAGAACATTATCTGATGTGCCACAAAAAGCACATGGATTTTCTTTTATAGGGCAAGGCAAGAACATTAATCAATCAACTCAAAGTGAACAAGATCATCGAAGTTATTATCTTTGGTAGTTCTTTGACCTTCATATAGACTTGATGCATTCCAATCTCCACCCCAGCGTATTTTAATGCCCATAGAACTAGCTATACCAAGCACAAATCCTCCGAGGTAATGGTAGTCATCCCTAGCATCCCAATCAATTGGATATGGCGATATATCAACTGCCAATCCTTGAACGTGCTTTCCAAATTTTGTTTTAGATTTGCCCTCTTTAACTAGCTGATCTTGTCTTTCTTGGCTTCTTAAACCTTCAATAATTGTAATATCAAAGTATTTAACCACTTCATTTAAGACTTCAACCAACCGAGGATCAACACCCTCTAATCTTTCTAATGATCTCTTCCCAAATTTTGGCATTATTTCTTTTTCCTAGTTCTTCTGATCATCTTTCTTTTCTTTGGTCTGCCTCGCTTACTTCCATATGTTTTCTTCCCGTATGGCATTACATCACCCTCCTAACTTTCTTAACTGTCTTTTTACTATATTTAGCTTTCTGTTTACCTTTCGCAGTAGCCTGTCTTTTTTTACGATTCTCATAGGCTTTCTGGCTAGGTGTTAATTCTTCCCTAACTTTTTTAGGAAGATACCTTCCTCTTTTCTTTCTTGGTTTTTTAGCATCATCTTTTGTTATATATCCCCAATCTTGTTTGCTCCATTTAGATAAAGAGTTTTTGCTAGATTTCTTGCCTCTGTATCCACCACCAGCTTTTTTATATTTCTGTACTGCTAATTGAGCTTTTCTCCCTGTCCAGGTTCCTCTCTTTCCTCCAGAGCTACCAGATTTAACTGATGAAACAATTTTTTTCCATAATTTAGGTTTAGTCTTAACCGATTCAGCCACTACTTACCTACTTTTTTTTGAGCTATTATATGCGATTGAGTGAAAGTTTTGCCTTTCTTCATAGATAAAGTCATAGCTTTTAAGTGTTTAGCTGTATGATGCCTTGAGTGCCTTCTCATCGCAGATACTTGCCTTTTTGTCAATCCCTTTAAATCAACTCCTTTTATCTTCATTACCACTTTACCTTGTTCGCCCAGTAAGCTCCAGACATCTTACCCTTTGCTATGTTTTTAGCGTGTCTAGCTTTAAATGATCTTCTCTTTGCTTTCATGGTCGCACTATCAGACTTTTTAGGCTTACCAGCAGTTGCTGCACCTTGTTGTCCAAATCTTATTAGTTTTATTTTAATACCTTCTTTCGCTAATACAACATGGCTTTTTGTAGGGTGATTTGGTGTTCTTTTAGGCTTATTAAAATCTTTTAATCTAAACCTCGTTAATCGTACATCTTTAGCCATTATAGATCAGATACAAACACTTTTATTTTAGCTACTATCTTATCATCTTCTTTAGAAGGTGTTACCTTTGCGATAAGCTCTAATACTTTAATAATAAAGCCTTTTACGCCATACTTCTTAACTTGTCCTTTGATGTATCTTTTAATCATTACTTATCCTTCTTCACTATTTTAGTTAATCCTTGAAATACAACATCTAGCAAAATATCATCCTTATCACTTGGAGACATTTTCACAATCTTTTCTAATACCATAAATCCCAATAAAACCCATTCCCAATTAAGAGTTAGCCATTCCATTATATAAACCTCATTAGTATGTTTACCATTATAGGGAAAGTAACCAAAGCAACTCCACCCCAAACTTGAACCTTTGCGATGTCTGTTTCATGTCTGTCTACTTTACCATTAAGTTTTTCTAGATGTTTCTCTATTCTGTTTAAGCTAGAATAGATATTCCTTAATCTTTCATCATGTCTTATTAGATGTGTTTTTAAATCGCCATTATCCATCATCTACCACCATTTCCATTCATCCTAGACATAATACCATCCATTCGTGATAATTGTTTTTCTAGATCAGATATAGCTTCCATAGTCTGCTCATATCTTCTATCTCTTACAGCATCAGATTCGTTCCATCTGCTAATTAATTTCAATAAAATTGATTCACTATTGGCTATATTTTCGCTTTGTCCCTTGTTCTCTACTTCTAAATTTTTCAAAGACTCTTGCTGCTTTTCTGATTTTTTAGAGAGGCTCATAACAAGATAAACAAGTAATGCTCCACACACACCTATCATCCCAGCTTCTCCATATATTGCCATCATATCCATTTACTTCTTCTTCCTCTTTTTACCCCAGCTTAAAGGATTAATATTAAACTCTTTTTCATAAAATGATATTTTTTCTTCTAGTTCTTTCCTTTTCAACTGCTCTTCATGTATATGCTTATCAAGTAGACTTCCAATCTGTAAAGTAGCTTCATCCAGTTTTCTTTCAACATCTTCAAGCCTGTCCAGTAATTGGTATCCACTCCAACCCAATGCACCAGCAAAGACACAAAGCCTTGCGAAATAGCCCAGATTGAGACTAATAACAGCATTATCATCCACGATATTACTTGAAATGCTACGAGCAGTCTTGATTCCACTCATCGCCTCTTCACTATTTCCCATTGATTATGAGTAAAGCACCACATATCTTTATTAAATCTAATATGATCTGAAAAAAAATGAGATGTAGAATCTTGATCTACCACCTCAACAAATGTATACATAGAATCTTCTGCACTTAATTCAAAACTACCAACTGACCAACCACTTGTGCAGCTACTTAACATAAGTATACTGAACAGGGATATTATAACTTGTATCAACCTCAAAATCTCCATTCTTTAATTTCTTAATAGTTTTATTCACCTAGTCCAGATTCCTTTAATCCATCCTCAAAGGCTTTTAATCCGAACTTCATTTGTATTAGATTAAAGTTTGCCCTTTCAATTTTATTCAAAAGGTCTTGCCTATGGGAAAGCATACTTTTTATTTCTGGACTCATGCCATCTATTTGTGCTTGAGTGTATTCTTTTCCAAGTATATCTATTGTAGGCTCTTTTTTCTTTTTTGCCATTATTGACTCCTTGTTAATTAATCTTTACTTGCTTCGTATGCTGCTTTTATCTCATCTGTCCATAAAGCACCAGCTAATGCCTGTAATTCAGCAGACTCACCACTTATATCAGCATCGCACATAAATGATGTCCTATGATATTTATATGAGATTTCTGCACCATCTTCCATGATTGCAGTTCTTGTTCTTTTTTGAATTGTTTTAAACTCGCCACGAACTTCATAATCTTCTGTTGTTTCTTTTGTTAAAGCCATTTTATTATTCCTTTTTTTGTTCTATTTAATTATCCAATTAAACTTGATAACTTCCATTAATAAATATATCAGCCGTATCTGTAACTGTGCTATTTGATAGTGCATTTTGACCATCGTAGAGACTCATCCAAGTGCCATTTGCAGCTATCATTGCCCAAGAATTTCTTTCTTGGGTTACACCAGTTCGAATACCTAGACTTATTGTTGTAGCGGCACTCGAATGAGTGAATGGTAACCCAAGTATTAAAGCAGTACCAGTTGAGCTTCCATTATTGGTAAGCACTAATCTTGCTTCAATAAACACAGTATTGCCAATTTTTGTATATTTACCAACTTGAGATCCGTAAGCAACATCTACTGCGTTACCGCCAAATTCAATAACTGGTGTCCAAGTACCTTCCTCGTATGAATCCAAAGTATTGACATCAGAGCTTGGGTTGGCACCAGCATCATCGGGAAAGTTTACACCACTATGAGCAATTACTTCACCAGCAAATGTGGCACTTCGGTCTGCAGCCAATGTAAGAGCAGTTGTTAAATCTGCGCCACCAGATGGTTGTGTGCTAAAGACAAGACTAGATGGCATATTTTTTGTTGAACCGACACTCCCAGTTAAAACAGACTTAATCTCTGCACCTACTGGAGTATCATTGGTGCTTTTACCTACGAATTGTATCTTGCCTAAAATATTTGTATCTGCTGATGTAGATGGTGATGCTAATGAGCCTAATGATTGCTGAAGAATAATAGAATTACCAGTTGCATTGGCTTTAGATGTTGTTATGTCACCAACAAATGTGGAGCTACCCGAAGAGCCTATACGGAGGCTTTCTGTCGGACTTCCATCAATGGCAGTATTAACTACAAACGCTCCATTAATTGTACTCGAACTGACAGCATCAGCAACAAAACCAATATTCCCCATCTGATCTGTTGTACTGCCTGTCCTCTCACCATCAAATCGTAGCACTGCTCCAAATCCTACAGCAGATGAGCCTGTTGTAGTGTGGCTTAATCGCATGACATCGGTGGTCGTGTTTGTTATATCTGTTTCTTTAGATACATGTAGATTTGTAGATGGAGAATCAATTCCTATTCCGATCCGATCTGTGTTCAAATATAATGAAGAGCCTGTCCCATTTCCATCTACTATCTGAATAGCATCACCACTCGCCCCAGCTACTAAATTATCTGTATTTCCATTTAATTTTAAAAGCGATGTATAACTACTTGCGATACTCGCATTTTCTAAACTTGCCATTGTATTCTCCTTTCCATGAGATTATTTATACAGCATTCCTGTATGGTTTTTTTTAATCAATTAAAGACCATTTACGATCTTCATCTTCAAATTTTGTTAAAATTGTATCCCAATTAATATTGCCAAAATATTCTCCAGAAAGAGTATTAATTGATCTACCTTGCTCACCTTGCATATCTAAATAAGCAGCTTTTAAACCAGAGTTAATACTTGTACCAGCTCCACCTTGTTCTATTGCCCATTGTTTTAGCATATTATTAATTGATCCAGAATATCCTAAAGCTTCTAATCCTAGCCTAACTGAATCATTTAAACTTTTTGATCCAGAGGCTATCCCAGCTACATCGCTAAAATACTCTCTCAATAACCCATTAAAACTTTTCTTATTCCCTATCGCCATATTCCCTCAAAGATTAGTAAGGGGAGAGAACCGAAATCCTCTCCCCATGTTTTCGTAGTTAGTTAAGCAATCACCTGTGATAAGACTTCTACGCCCCATCCATCAATGATCTCTGTAACTCCCCAGAAACCAGAACCGATGATATTATCACGAAGATATGAACCTTCACGATATACTTCTGTTCTGATCATTTCACCAGCATAACCCATACCCAATGCACCCGGTACGAATACTCCACCTTTAACAGATGAGGCAGTTCCAGAAGAACCACCATCGTTATCAGTTACAGTAAACTCGGATGATGAGTGCATACTTATACCAGCTATCTGACTAACAAAGCCATTTCTAGCACCTTCTTCCTGTACTCCAGAACCAGCGAACTGTGCTGCTGTTACTAGGTCATTATGAACTCCATAAGTTCCCCAGATTTGTCTTGGATCAAGAACAGCACTCGGCTGACCTATAGCTGCATTTTGCTTTAGGGAAGATAATGCATCAAATAGATTATCAACTGTTAAAGCTGCATTATTAGCTCCAACTGCATTTGAGAATCCATCAAAAAGAGCATTAAGTAATCCATCAGCTTTTGCTGCCATAGCATTACCAACTAATGCACCAACATTAGAAGCAATATCATCTGCATTAGATAATTGTGCTTCATCATACATTGGGATCATCACAGAATACATATCAAGAGTTGCTGTCTTTTTATCTGTATTCAGACTTGTTGAAGGTGTTACAGTATTTTCAGCAGTAGCTACAACATCACCACTTGTTAGTGTATTAGTACCACTATTATATGCTATGAATGTTACTTGATCTGCCTTCTCATACCCTTTTGAAGTTACTAGAGGCATAGTTACCCCAGCCTCGCTAAATTTGACGATTGCTTCAGCTTCGATCTGTTCGATCAAGCCACCAGCGAAAAGTCCTGAATCTCCAGCTGCCATTATGTTTTATCCTTTTGTCCAAATATAGCATCCCAACGATCTTGAGATATATGACCAAAGGTGCTGATTAAATCTTTACATTGAGGCACTTTCTCCTGTCCAACACAAATCCTAAACCCATCTTCATAAGGTATCTTTTCACCCTTACTTACATAGATATGTTCACCATCTTTAGATATTGCAGATGATACACCACCAGTATTCATACCAGTAGTTGGATTATTGTTAATTGAATTTAGATGTAAACGCTTCTTTGATCTTCGCATAACTTGATTTATCCAGCTTTCCTCTTGCCACATCTCTAGCTGCATCTGTCAATGTTTCATACCCTTGATAGCCAGCAGATGTTGATGTGTCCACATTCGGAACATTTATTGTTTTGTTGATTAATTTATTATGAACTACTTTTAATTGTTGGTAGCTCATGTCCTTAAAAGTTTCTCTATCTTCTTCAGAGAACTCCATTAGCATCTTATCTTTGTTAGCAGTTTCTTGCATTTTAAAAGATTCTAGTTCTGGCTTAACTCTATCAAGTTCTGATCTGGATTCCTCATACAAGGTTTTCCATTCTTCATTTTTAGATAGTTGTGCCTTTCTTTCCTCTTCCATCTTGCCTTTCAGTTCTGCCAATTCAGACTCTGCTTTTTGCAACCTTTCTTTTTTTGCCATTACTTCTTGCAATAATCCACTATCTTGGTTGCTTGATACTGAATCACTCTGGCTGTTAGTAGCCAACTCTTGTACGCTATCTTGTACTGTGTTCTCGCTCATTATCTTGAGTCCTTTCGTTATTTACCGATTTTAAGGTTAATTGGTTTGCTTGTTGCTTCTTTTGCATTTCTAGCAATAGCAAGATCAACCTCTTTGAAAATAAATCTTTCTATTTTATTTGTAACAGGCTTTGTTTTACTTGTTACAGATCTGCCCATATCATCATTCCATTGAATCTTTTGTGCATTTGTACCAGACCAACCAATAATAACATTATCTCTTGAAAATCCTCTGGTCTGTAAGTTTCTCATCATATCACCAGTAAGTTGTAGATCAACCTTTGATGATGTAGATGATTGTCTCTTAAACTTACCAGATGCCTTTCTAGCCCTGTAACTTGTTGAATATGGAGAGAATCCTTTTCCATTGACATCTTTGCCACCTTTAGTAGTATGCACTCGTATTCGGTCTGCTGTTTCATCGCCCAACTTCTTCCAGAATTGCTTGGTAAAGGTTGGTATATCTTTTAATTTTTTAGCCACGCTGTTCTAACTGCTGTTGAGGTGTTAATGGTGTTCTTTTAAATCCACCTTTTTTATCAATAAATCCTTTGGCTTCTTTCGGATCAGTAAGCTTTTTAGATACTGATGTTTCTCTTGCCCATCTATGTCTACAATTAAAGCCACCACCATCGCTAAATGCTCCAGGATATTGGCTATCAACTTCATCTCTTGTTAAGCTACCAGCTGACATCATATCCAAACATATGTCTCTGGTTCTATCATCTATAACACCTTGATACACATAAGTGGCATCTGCTGGATCATTTACAGCCATTTCAGCAGTTACATTTCTTTCAAAAGTATTTAAAGCAGTATTGGCTAATGTTTCTGCTTGATCTGGTCTCAATACATTACCTAACATACTTTGAGCTATTTCTCTTTCTGTTTTGCCACCTAGAATCCCTTTAACAGCCTCATCTATGATCTGTTCGCCCATTGTTCCGATCTGCTTCCTAAAGGTTGCTTGGTCTAATCGTACCAAAGCTAATAATGTTTCTTCTGTTACCTCACCAACAAACTCCATTCCAGATAATACACTTTGATAGGATGCTAAATACTTATCTAAATCTTTTTGTAAGCCTACCTCATTAAAGATATAATCATCCACATCAAGCGTACTAATTAAAGATATAAACTCCTCTCTACTTAAAGAACCTTTAAGATCAAGTAAGTCCTCAACCATTTGAGCCTGTGCCTTTTGTACAGCTCTTGAAAACTCTTGTGCTATTCTTTCTTTATCCACGCTGTAATGCCGATAGTAATGGTGATTGAGGTGCTGCTTCTTCTTCAACTACCTCTGGTTCTAATTCTTCTAATCTCATATCTAATTCTTCATCAGTAATATCTTTATTGAAGTATTTCATTAATCCTTTTCTATCCATAAGACCATTTTCCATCATAAACATCAGCTTATCTTTTTCTACTGACCACTCTTCTGGATAATCAGATTCGGAGAAATCAACAGCATAAGATTCATCAAAGGATTTACCAGTATGCACTTCGATTACCCTACGATCAATGGCATATCTCATTTCTTCAAAATCTTGAAACATAGGTATATCTGATTGTCTTGATTCCAGATTCTCCATGTTTAAAATCTTTAATGCTTGTCCACTTGGTATCTGTCCTTGCTCACCCCATCTAACTGATAAGGAATGATTTTGACCAGTAACATTTAATAATTGCTTAATACTTTCCAGCATCTGACTAATATTAGAAGGTGGTGCTACAAAACTCATTGAACTACCTTCTGGCAAAGATATTAAACGATCTACTCCCCATTTTAGATTGGGAACTTCTTGATCTATGCCTGTTACTACTGGTGATCCCATCTGATACCGAGTAGCCAACATTACTTCAGTAAATGCTATAGAACTGTGAAGAGCTGCCATTGTTACATCAGATGCATCATAAGG